CCGTATTTTTTACTAAGTCAGCTTTCTTTATGAATAATGCTTTTGCCATATCTTATTCTGTTTGAGATGTTGGTTCTTCTTCTATCGGAGCTTCTTGTTCTATACCTGGCTCAGAATCCTTTTTAACACCTGTTTCCTTCTCTATCTCTGCCTCGCTAATAGCGTTGGTCAAGTCGGTAAATTCAAGTGGCTGTAACGTCTTAAAATAGATGTCTAATTCGATGCCATTAAATTGAAGAATATCCTCAATCTCATCTAAGATAGTTACCTGTAAAGGTCTGATTACTGTGTTGTCCATAAGGACAGATGCAGTCTGCAATTCTTCTGCGTTGTTTCCAAGTCCTGAAGAATCCTTAATTCCTACAAGCATAGGAGATACAATTCGATGGGACACCATAACTTTTCTCATACTCTCATCCGATAGGAATTGGTATTGTTGGTGGGCATCGCTTAATTGTACTGGCTCTATACTTGCCGACAACTCTTTAGAATCATTAAAGGCTAATATAAATCGCCCTGCGTTACTTGACCCTGAGAACTTGTCGTATATTCTTTGCTCGATAGCAGTTCTTTCTTCATCAGAAGGCACTCCATTATTGAAGTTAATAAGCATACTTGGTGCTAAACCATTCTGAATATTGTTGATGTGGTAGTTTGCAATCTCTTCCTCTAATTCAGCGTACTGAATACCTCCTTGATAATCAACAGGAGAGTAGTAGAAGTAACCTGCCTTATAAGGCTTGATGTAAACTATCTCTATATTTTCTTGAGAACAACCAAATGCTGGTATCCTCTTTACGTTCTTCTTTGAGTTACTAACCTCTGACCAATCGTTAGAGTAGTAGTAAGCGTTAATCTTACCTTTGGCATCTGCCTTTTCAGCTCTTAGTGTCTGTACAGGAATATGCTCTACTTGTGCAACACGACTTCTGTCTTTGGAATAGATAACCTGGAATGCAGCGTTACCCATCATCTTATAATCATAACAAACACTTTTTAGGCACTTCTTAGAGAATAAAGACTTCATCTCAGCATATTGCTCAGGATTACTATCTCCATCAACTGCATCCAATCCCTTGCCATAAATCATATCTGCAATACCATTGATAGCAGCATTGTTGGTAGGAGAGCCGTTGTATCTGTCAATCAAGTAGCCGAAGTAATTGTTATCATCTCCATACTCTACCCAATCCTTATTTTGTACTTCTACAACTTCAGGTCGTGTATAAGACGAAAAGTTTACAACGTGAACCTTTCCTTGCTTCTTGGCAGTCTTAGGTTGTCTGTACTTGTTTATATTGTGTTTTGCCATAATTATATATTATAATACTATAAATTCGTTGTCAAAAGTATCCTCTGTTACGTAGTCGTCTTTGTGAACATCGAACTTGTCAAAATCTGTTTGATTCGTACAAAATATTGTATCTCTATAAATAACATCTCCTGATGTATTTGTTACTTCCATAGAATAGTTAGTGTTCTCTACTAAAGAAAAAGAACCTGTTATACTCATATACCCATTTGAATTTACAACCCCTACACTTACAGTAGATGAGGTTCTTGTGTTCTTATTGGTTAATGTTAAAACAACAGATGAAACTAATTCTCTTGGAATGAATTTTATTGTTTGTGTTGCTGATGTAGTTAATATTTTCATACAATTAAGTAATATAGAAATAGTGATTTGTTTGCAATAAAAAAAGGGCAACATAATGTCGCCCCTTTTAAACTGATAGATATTCTAAGTATTAAGAATATGTAATGGTTTCTCCAGTGTCTGAACCAACCTTAATAACAGTTCCACTATCATCATATACTTCAAGATGAGAAGCAGGAGAAGTTTCCATTCCTGAGAATACAAGAGTATATCCACTCATATCTCCCATAGCAGTACCTGTTACGATAGTACCTCCTGATACATCAGCACCATTCTCTAATCCTACAACCATATAATTATTGTTGTAGTCTTGAACAATTATTTGAGGTCTTGAATTTGCTAATAGTTTAATCTCTTTTGTATCAAGAGCTGACAACTTAGGCAACGTCAAGTTCAATGATTGTTCGTAAAAAACAGTTCCGTTATCTGCTGATGCAGTAATAGTTTCTTCAAGAGAAGAAGTTCCTTTTAGTTCGTATTTGAAGGCATCTGCTACGTCAGCTACGAGTTCATCTATCGCACCAGTATCCGTATCGAATGCCTTTGCAATAATTTTGTCAGTCGCATCGTTTGGCACAAAGATAACTGCCTTGATACCCCCGACAGAATCTTTACAGGCTAATGCTCTACCTGTACTTATGAAATTACAAGCCATAATATTATATTTTTTTAGGTTAATAAAAAAGGGATAGGCAGAACCCACCCCTTTAGTAAATTAGTTATTCAGTTAATTATGCAGGTGTGTAAAGTACGATGTCAGAACCGATTCCGTACTGTACAGTAGCAGTGAAACGGAGAATTACACGAACATTTTGACTTCCGTCTAAATCTGCCATATCCAATACTTTAACTTCGTTAGTATCGTTCAAGATTCCTGTTCCAAAGAACAAGTTAGACTTCTCAGCAGCCATGATGTAATTGTTTGCCAATCCGTTTGCAACGAATACATTTACTCCGTCAAACATTACGTTTCCAAGAGCTTGGTTAGTTCCTTGTCCTCCGACACCATTAGCACCTTGTCCTCCTGAAGCGAATCCACCCAATGCACGAACGTAAGCACGATATACATTTTGAGCAACATACAAGTTCAAGTCCTCAGCTCCGTACAATGCAGCAGGGATAGCATCAACTACTTTTCCAAGTTCGTCGATTACATTTGCAGCAGTAATAGTTGTTCCAACTACGTCTACGACAGTTGCATCAGCAGTAGCCAAAGCTACAAGTCCGTCAAATTCTCCTTCGTTTGCGTCAGCACCACCCCAAATGTTTTGCTCGATTTTTTGAGCTACTTTTTCTTGTGCGTGAGAAATCAAGAAGTCTGCGAAAGAAGCAGGAAGGTTGTCGAATGCAGAGTATCCCATTTGGATAGCATCCCAGTCGCTTCTGAAATCAGCCTTACACAATTCAAGGTTTACTTGAAAAGTCTTTGGCTCGATGATTCTTTCAGTCAAAGTTATTGTCGAAGTGTCAGCAAAGTCGCAAGTTCCGTCTTTAACGATTCCGTCAGTAGCAACTTTCTTGATTACTTCTTTAAATTTTACATTAGGTTTAACAGTGATTCCACCGTTGTCGATTGTTACTCCACTCAAAAGAGCTGCTGAGATATAATCTCCTGCAAATTCTCCTGCGTAAGTAGTAGTGATTGATGTTGTTGTAGCCATTTTTTAAATATTTAGTTTAAGTTAATTTATTATTTACGATTCATTTTAGATAGAACTCTATCCATAGTACTGCCTCTTCTTTTCTGACTAAACAATACTTTTTTCTCAGTTGATAATTCAGCTTCAGGGCTATGAGATAAAGGCTCTGATGCAGGTGCTTTAGATAAGTCCTCGATTTGAGCAGACATTTCTAATTTTTCTTTTTCGTAGCTATTAGAAACTTCGATGAACATTGCTTTGATGTCAGCGATAGCATTTTCAAACTCTTCTCTTGAAACATACTTCTCTTCGTCAAGCTCTTCTTCAACGATCTCTTCTACTACTTCTTCTACGATTTCTTCTCCGTCTTCTCCTTCTTCAGCTAATACCACCTCTTCTTCTGTTACTTCAGTTGAAGCTGCCTCGACAACTTCTTCTTCTTTAACTTCTGTTTCAGTAACTTCTTCAGATAGTTCAACTACCTCTTCTTTTACTTCTTCAGGTTTACCGATAGAGGATAGCTTTTGCATAATGTCAGAAAGGACAGATGTTGCTTTTTTGCTTTCCATAAGTAATAATTATTAGATTTATAAATAAGTAATATTGATTTTCTTTAGTGTTAGATTTTGTGCCTTGTGTTATTTTACAAACTTCAACTCGTAATATGTAGAAGGCTGAAAAAAAGTATATCCAACATAGTAAGAAAACACAGTTACATCTCTACTTGAATCGTATTCAGATTCAAAATCACTTCTTTTCACATAAAGCAAAGGAGGAATCTCGGGGTATGGCGAAACACCAAAAGTAAAGCTACTAAAAGCATTCATTTGATTACCTTCAAATTCTATTTTTAATGTCTTGCTTGATACAATGTACATTACAGATACTAACTTCTTATCTCCCCACGCATCATTGTCAATACTTCCTATTGCTGGGGATGATAAACTGTCATAACCAAGAGAAGCAGGTGTGAAAGATAATCCTGTCGTTATAGTAGGTTCAAAATAAGGGTTTCCTTTAAGACTTCCAATACCTTGTGCCTGTACAGAACCATCACAACACTCTGTTGAGTAGGTTTTGCCATTTTTACATAGGCATCCTTTTCTACTGTTTCTTGGAGATGCATCGCTTGGTATAAAGTTCTTGCTTTTTCTATTATTATTCTGATTCATAGTTAGGATTTTAATTCGTTCAACTTATCTTGTATTAATGCACCTAAATTGTCAAGTACAAATTGTGCCTCTTCTTCGGATAGTTCTGACATATTCTCTTCTCTCGATATTCTTGTTTTTGCCCAACTCAAAGCTGACTTACCACCCCAGGCATCGTACATAAGTTTACCACAACCATCCTCGTAAGATTTACTTGAATCCAAATCAGGTGCGTGTCTGCTTAGATAGGAATACATACGTTTTATAGTCTTTAGACTGATTGCCTCCCCATTTGCTAATTGATTGGCACGTTGTTTACCAACTGATGTTCCACAAGAACCCCAACCATTCTCTTCTGCCCATTTTAAGGCTCTCTTAGCGTTGTTCTTTACGCTATCAGGGTAATCACTAAAGCTTTTCAATTCAACCTCCTCAGAAACGCTTAAACTAACTGCTTCAGAGAAGTATCCTTCGATACTAAACCCTTTTACTGCACCTGTTTTTACGTAGTCTTGCCAAACATCTTCGTTGTTTACTTTCATAGATACCATCCACGTTCCAACAGGCATCTCTAAGCCATATTTACGTGATTTGTCGTGGACTTCATCTTCTACTATCCAGGATTCAACTACTGACAATCCACTTAGCTCTGCTTGATGCTCTAAGGTAGATTTGTTTTGGTTTCCTTCGATTAAGAATAATTCAGAAGCCTTTTTGACTGTCGCCTCTGAGAAATAGATGTAGTAGCCTTCTTCTTCCTCACTATCTTGACGATAGATGTTTTTATTAGGAATCAAAGCAGCACCCATAAGGATTCTCTTGTCTGTATCTACGTCAGCAAGTTGCACCTTGTCTTGTTTAGACAATGCTATAAAATCCTCCTGTATCGCAGGTTTGTCTACTATCGAGATAGCTTCTATACCTGAGAACTCTTGTTCTTCGTCAATGATTAATTCAATTACTCTCATATTATTTTATTTTAAATTATAAACTTGCTGATTCTATTATATTTCTATCTAATTCTTGTGCAGTAGATACGTCTGAAGCTACTACGTATGTTCTTACAGGTCTATCTCCTTGTCCTGCAATAGCATCTGATAATTGATTTACGTTACTGCTACCTACTATATTAAAAGCAGGTGCTTGAGGTGCTGCACCTCCTCCTCCTCCTCCATCACTTCCAATAGGTGGTGCTGATGTAGCACTTGGAACGAACTTTGTCCTTGCGATAGCGGCTACTTTAGCTAAACCAAATGCAGCAGTTATACCTCCTACTATCTTAGCTCGTACAATAGATGTAGGGTCGCCAACCACAAGCTGAGAGCCGTATGCTTTAAGAGTTGCGGCATAAGTATCTATCAAAGCCGCAGATATTCTTAGTGCTTTATCTATTTTGAATTGCTTTTCAGCTAACTTGTCTTTCTTTTTAGCAAGTATAAGGTCGTTTTTAGCAATCTTAGCTTGTATGTTTTTTCTCTCTTCAGCAGATAAGTTTTCATTCCTCATCCTATCTCTAAGCTCGTTATTTAGCTTAGTCGTCTTTGCTTCTTCACGAGATATTTCAGAATCAATAAATCCAGACGCTAATTCTCCTACTGCTACTGCTTTCTCTTGAAAACCGACCATTTTCTCGTGAAAATCAATCAGTTTGGTAAAAGGCGATTTGTCAATGGTTTCATTTAGATTAAGAACTCCTGCATTTAAGTCATCTACTGCAACCGCAGAAGCTCCTATCATTTTAACATCAAGTGGTGTTACTATTGGTCTTGGTGTTGGGGCAAGTGGGTCTAATCCGATTTCTCGTCTTATTTTAGCGTTCTGTTTTTGTAACTCTAATACATCATTAGCAAATCCAATTTTTTTCTCTTCTAATTTATTTATTTTCTCTAAAGCTTCTTTTTGAGTAGTTAGATTCTGTCCAATAGCCTTACCTGCACCTCTTGAGCCTTCTTCTCTTTTCTTTTCAAAGAACAGTATATTTTTGGCTGCATTTTCAGCTATCTTTTGCTGCTCATTTATGTCATCAGAAGTTTCAGATATTTCTGTATTTATTTTTTCTATATTCTTTCTTATTAATTCCTCGTTTTTAAGAAGCTTTAAGTACCCCTTAAATCTTTCGTTAGCGTCTTTTCTCTCTACACCATCTTCAACAAGTAAATCGAAAAGTTCCTTATTATCCTTTTTCAAGGATTGTAATATAGCCTTTCTTTCTTCTAAGGTTATATTTTCGTCTAACAATTTCTTAGAAACCTCAACTAATAACGATTGTTGAGCCGTAAGGCTTTCTATAAACTCATCTCCTGCCGATACCACCCTTTTGTACCATTTCTCAATTTTAGGTAAAAAAGATATAAATAACTGAATAGCTATAAGAATACCTCCAGTTCCCATTAAAGATTTACCCAACTCCTTAAAAGAAGCCACAAACCCACCTTGTGTCTGTGCGTGTTGCCCCATAAGAGTAGCTAACTGACCGATGTTGTTCGCCATACCCATCATTCCAAATTGAGCATCAGATGCAGCTCTACCTGCCTCAACAAGAATTGCATTATTAAGTCCTGTTTGGGTTTTACCTTCTTTGGTTGCTTGAGTTAATTTAACAGTTTGCAAAGCAAGTGCTTTCGCTTCTGACTTAGCTATATTTGTTCTTACTGACCTTTCAGCCTCAGCTCTACCTGCTTCACTCGCCCAAAACGCTTCGTCTTTCTCGGCATTTACTAATTTTTGTGTTGCATCAGTAGTTTGTTGAACTTGAGAAGTGGTTTGTTGCAAACCTGACTTTACCCCTTTATCCTTTAACTCAACACTAATTATTATCTTCTCACTTTGTGCCATATCCTAATCTTTTACCTTGTTTGAATGCTTCCTTGATACTATCCTTTAATTCGTATTTGCCTTTTGCGATTTCTATGGTCTCTGTTCCACCATAAAAGTCATCTGAGTTTAGTAATTCTATTATATCTTTTATCATTATACTTCGTTTAGTAGTTCCATATCACTCTCTCCTGTTTGTAGGTTGGTTGTAATACTATTTATTTTGTATTTCTTACCTGATATTATAAAAGTATCTGCTAAGGTGTATTTAGACAATATCTTTATTGGTAAAAATGCCTTTAGCTTAGTTAATCTTCTCTTTTCATTAAAAACATCTTGAATGTACTCTTTGTAATTTTCCTCAAATAGACTATTTAGATTCACAGTTGCATCCCATTCGTTTAGTTCGGCATAGAAGTTTATTGTATTCTCATTCGTGTTAGTTGTGAAATCAACCTGGTTCGATGGCATAAAAATATCGTCTGTTATTTCAGAGTGAGCCACAGTTGTATCTCTGAACGATATAGATGGCACGTATGTAGACACAGGAGATTGTAGGGTTGTATAATGCAACAAAGGACTTCCGATATAAGGATCTTGATTATCATCTGCCATAAACCCGTACATTATAGTTGTTGTTCTCGTAGTTGCTTCGTTTGAAAGTCTCTCGTAAACTAACTTTTCAAAAGGGATTTCTACTTTGTATTCGCTACCGACCCAATTATTAGGATTCTCCCCTTTGTATTCTAACGTCGCAAATTCTCTGTTGTTTAACTGATTGAATTTTGATGCCAACAATGTTTTGTTGCCTTTGAATTTAAAGTTTATTTGTTTGTAAGGTAATGCTACATTTACTTGGCTTGTATTT